ATGAACAATCAAGAAGAAATTTTGAATTTATTTAAAGATGTTGAACAAGGTAATTCAATATTTGTTAACGAAGAAGAATTAAAAACATGCAAAGAACTAAGAGATCAAGGTAAAATTGATTTCAAATATTCTAGTGTTTTAGGTAGTAGCAAAGAAGAAATCGAACTTGTAGATCCAATATTTCATAGATAGTATTTTTATTATTCACAACTCACAAATACAAATTTAGACTTTGAAAAATCAATTATATAAGAATACAATTCCCCGTTTTGACTCCCTTACAATTCAAATTTTTCAACATTAGACTACTCACTTTTGAGGAGTCATAACCTTCTATAAAATATTCATAGACATAAAATAACCACCACCTAATTAAAGATAGTGGTTTGGCATTAATCATCTACTGAATATCATCAACAAATTCTGGCGTCACAAGACTCACATCTAATTTATCTGTAAACAAGCTATGGTATTTACCTAACATATCTCTTGCTTTTAAACGATCACTTGGCTTGATAGGAACTTCCACAAGCTCCACATGTTCATTATAAACAAGGTTCATACGTCCAGTGTCTGGGTTCTTTTCAAATGAACTTCGCTTTACCACCACTTCTTTTGTTTCAGTCTCGTCACCAACTGCTGCATTGGTTAACAGATGTAATAGCTCTTTGGCAGTTAAGATGCTATCGTCCATAATTTTATCCTGTTGGCTTTTGATATATTCATCGACCTTTTCGTTACGTAATAATCTACTTCCCGTCACATGTGCTGAATTTGGCGCATAGCCTGCCTTAATAGCGCTTTGCGTGATGTTTAATGTCTTAATATACTCATTCACAAAACGGACTTGTCTAGGCGTTAATTCACTCATTCTATCACCTCCATTATTTTATCTAATAATTTCCCAAACCATTGTCTGGCTGATTCTGTGGAACACTCTAAAACTTGACTAATATCTTTGTAACTACGCCCATGTAATAAAGCATCGAAGATATAGAATTCTTTATCTGTGGCCACTTGGTCAACTAACATCTCTAAGTGATTCTTTAGAATGTGATCATCTACATTATCAGTTTCTATCCATTCGTTTGTAACCGTATTGCCAACGTTAAAGAAATCATCAGTGTTGAAATCATCATCTTTTAATGTGTCATCATTATCAATTTGTTTATGATAGCGAAATATGAAGTCTTTTATGTGCTGCTTATCCATAGTTACACCACTTTTAACATGGGTTTCTTATGATACGCATTAACATGTTCACGCTTACTATTTTCAATCATCATATCCCTTTGTTTTTGACGCGCTATACGTTGTTTAATGTTGAGGTGGTATAAATCGACCTGTAGTCGTTCAATCACGTTATAGGGCTTATATCGACCATTAGAACGCATGTATCTTACAACTTGTTTCTTTTCTTTTTCAGAATATTGATTAAGGACAGACTTTAATATCTCCATATTACGCATAGAACGTTTTTTATAATTTACTAAACCAGCTTTCGCCTCAATAATTTTAATAGCCAACTTTTCAATAGGATAAGAGACGGATACAACGCCGAATATTTCATCACACGTTGTCGTAGAAGTATTCATATGATACATACTCTCGATTTGAAACTCACACATCTGAATCTTCTTATTGATAAATACTGGGTTAAATTGTGTTAATAGTTGATACTCGGATAACTTATTGCCATTATTACGATAATATAAAACATTCTTAGATTTACTCAGTTTCATTTATCCACCCCTATATAGAGAGCCTACCCAACAAGGATAGGCTACATTTTTTTACTTTCTAACTCGATTCATTTCTTCATTATATCGATCATTTAGAGATTTAATAGTTGGCATATAATCACCATCTTTTCTAGTGACCACGACCCCACTATTTTTCATGCCAACTTGTTCAATAACACTATAATCATAGGCAAGTTTCTCATATTCACTGTTATTTTCATATGGGTGCAGAACGTTTTGTTTTAACACTTCAAATGCATGTGCTACCTGTTGTTCTTCTGTATCATTAAAACGTTCTGAAATTATCTTTTGTAAAAGGCTCAACTCGAAAATATCGATATCTTGTACATCGACAGTATTAATACGATTCATGATTTCACCATTACTGTAAAAGTCATAACGTGCTTGCAAGTTTTGGCGACGAATCAATTCTTCTTGTGGGTTATCTACCTTATCACTTGTAGCCTCTTTTTCGATTGATTCTAGACGCTTAGCGATATCATCTAAACGTGTTTGCGCATAAGTCTTAAACTCATTTTCTAGTTCTTGAATTTTAGGCTTTTGTTGTTCATCAATAGCATCTAAACGATATCCTTTTAAAAACATTTCTGAAGATTCTTTTAATAACCTCTCTACTCTATTCAATAATTCTTGGTATTTGTTGTCATCAAAGAAAATATTCCAAACTTCTGTTTGTTGCATAGTCAAATATACCTACTCTCTATTAGTTTTTATTTATACTTCAATTTCTTCTAAGGCTTTCAAACGGTTCTGACTGCCCTCAATTAAACCCTTAATACTTTTGATAGCTTCTACCTTATCGGCTTGTGTTTTGATGATGTAATAGCCTCTAGCATCTTTTTTATAGCTATATCCGATAGGGTAATGATAATTAATGATTAAGCTTGTAATGACTTGTGTTAACCATCTATTGTTAGCCTTATTTACTTCAAATCCCAATTGATTAAGCAGCTTTGTTTTAGTAATATATTTATTAGACGTATTTCTTATCACATTGAGTACTTGGCGGTGTTCATTCGGTAAGTTGTACGTCTTTTCTTTTACTTCAAATTCACTCATTTTCTCACCACACTTTCTATTATTTTCTTACTCTAATTATACCAAAATTACACTGTTAAAACAAACTTATGTTCGCTATAAGTCGCATTATATCAGGTGTTTAGCATTATTTCATGTTCACTTCAAAATTAATATCTAAGGGGTTTATCGCAAAAATACAAACCAATGTCAAAAGAACAAATGTTCCCTTTAAATTTTTCGAACAAAATACGAACAAAAGCCTTTTGCCCCTTTATTCAAATCACGAACATTAGCATATTTTAGTTTTCGATAAATTTAGTTAGTATTTATATAGGGCTACAAACATCATGCAGCCCTGTGATTGCTACTTACTCAAGTTATAATACGATGCCTTTAAATCATTTAATTTACGTTCTAACGCTTTGTAATCCTCTTGTGTAGCCTTTTCATCTTGTACAAATTCCGTCACTAATTTAAGCCCCTCAACAAGCTCCTGTGCGGGTTCATTAATCCCTGCAGCCAACTGATACAGCACTACAATATTACCTATCACATCAGCATTACTAGATTGAACCCCTTCTAATTCTTCAACATTCACTCCACCTTCCATGTACTCAAACATGTCCGTATTATTACTTTCGGCAAACGTTTCTAATCCATACATGAAATACTCATCTTCAAATAGACTTTTAGCCATCATATCGCTTATAGAAAGCGTTGTACCGTCATGTAGTTCATATCCTGTATAATGACCCTCTATACTTCTTATAAGCCCCTCTGTGTGCTTAGGAGATGCTAATTCAAACGATTGTCTTACTTTACAATCTTTAATGTATACATGACCAAACAATTTACCTCTCATGACGATATAAACTACATCAAATGGATCATTATAAATCTTAAAAGCGAAATGGTTATCCCTGCTACTTTCTAACAATCCTGTGTAGTATCTCAGTAACATGCCTGCTCTTGTTTCAAATTGATTCGCGATAATTTCTATGTTCATATCATTTTACCTGCCTTTTAATCATTAAGTTTTCTTTTGCGTCACCAATACAACCATAGCTTTCAAATCCAAACTTTTTAAAATAATCGGTATTACTTTGATTCTCCGTCCACAAACAAATCTCACATTTTATTTCACCAGCTATGTTTAATACTTCTTCTAACAACATTTTTCCATAGCCTTTTTTAAGAGAATTTAAATTATCTATTTCGACCATCCAATTACTCTTAAAATGTTGTTTAAATTTGATATTAGGCTTCCTGATGTTAAATTTAATCATTCCTTTAAAATCTTTAGTGAATAGTAAAAAATTTCCACTGTCGCAATATAAATAGTATTTCTTATGAAGTTGAACAACCCTTTTTACAAACGTCAATTGTGGTTCAGAAGGTGCAAGAAATACACTTAAACAAGCACCTTTTATTACTTCATCTTGATTCGATTTAACATGTTTTCTAAATGCCGAACTGTTACTTAATGCTTTAAAAAGTTGATGACCTTGTTCTGTAATTGTTGTCATTTTTGACCTCCATATTTTATAAGTGGGAACTAGTACCCCGTTGAATTCCCAAATCAAAACACTTACCGGGAACTAGTTGAACCCTTGATATATAAGTTTTAAATAAACTTAGTTCCCGTTGTGCCCGCTAAAAGTTTTCCGTCATACAGTTTAAAAAACCAAATATCCTTTGTTTGTTTTTAAACAATAAAAATTATTATTATCTAGTGGGAACTTCGGGAACTATAAACATTAATTGCTTGTAGTTATAGTGATTCCAGAGTTCCCGACTGCACATTTTTAACGGGAACATCACGGGAACTTTGGGAACCAGTTAATAATCTGAATAAGGATGATTTGAATTCGAAAAATCAAAACCCAACTCTTCAAGTATTTCTTTTTTTATAGCAAATCCTCTGTTTTTAACATTTTTATAACTGACCTTTTTTTGCAAACGATCTTTCTCGCCTTTAATTAAATAGCCTTTTTTATCCCATTGTCCTGTAATAGTCTGCATTTCATGACCTAATTTATCGTGTACAGTCTCACCTAATATGCACAAGAAGTCACGCTTATATATAGCTTTTAAGTCACCATGCTTAACTTGGCCATAACCTTCACCAGCAATGTTATTTCTATTCGCATCTAAATACTGCAATATTTCTTCTAGTAGCTGCTTAGGTTTGTCTATAGTTTTATTATTTTCAACCATACTCTTATAGGCTTGGTCGATTATTTTAAAGTGATCATGTTCAAAACCGTCAATGTCATTAAGTATTTCACCAGTAATTTGTAATAAGGCAAAAGCTCGTCCTAAACGTTTCATGATTTCATTAGTACCTTTTTTATTGAAATACTGCAGTGAACTTTCAAACGCCTTTTTATAAGACTCTTTTTTGAGTTCATATTGTTTGATAAACGCCATACCTAATGTGCCATAGTTTTCTCTAAAAGATTTATCTAGATCTATAAAATCAAACCCGTCTGGGTAAGGTTGGTCTTGCAATGTAATAACACGCGCAGATACACCAGCTTTTTCATCTGCCATATTCGCTATAGATGCTTCACCTGTTGACAATAAGATATTTCGCCATTCTTTCTTTTCGTTTATGGTTAAATTCTTATTACTGCGCCCTTTGCTTTCACCACTAGAGAAATTATAAACAATATCAGTCACCATATAAGGCGATGTGTTTCGTGTATCATCTTTAAAGACTGGAAATGAGTTCAAAAATGATGCCATTGCCTCAATACTATTTTTTGTAGAACCCCATGAAGTGACAAGTTCACTTGTACCCCAAACACTTGATACTAAATTCAACGTAAAAGTCTTGCCTGTAGAAGTACTCCCAGATATTTCTACTATGAACGGAGGTAATCCAAATTCACGTAATAACACGGAGCCTAACGACGCATATAACATCACCATAACCATTGGTAAATCTTTAACTTTCTGAAACACTTTTTCAGAATAATCTTGTAGCGTCCCTTTACTTGAAAATGAATTAAGCAACTTTTGAAACCCTTTATCGTTATTAAATAATTTCACATTGTTGTTTTTCATTTCCTCTTGGTAAGGGTAAATAAAATATTGCTTAACATGACCTAGTCGTGTCGCTACTTTAACATTGATTGGCGGGTTATATCGCTTAACTTTATTGATATAATCTATAAGTTTAATTGAAGTGGAAGATGTCACATCAAGTTTCCTATTGACCAACTTTAATAACTGACGATGATCCGATATTTCTTCAGCACTAACACTTAAATTCACTGGATATTTGTTATCGTAAAATTTCATATTAAAACTAACTTCGTTACTTTCAATATCTTCAAATCGTTCAGTAATCATAGGTATCGTACTTGTAATAAAAACTTTTTTATCAGGTTCTCCCTCTTTTTTACTCGGAATAATCTGATACAATGCCACACCATATTGATGATGTTCAACTTCATATCCTTTAGGTATGATTTCTTGAGATATTTCATCACTTTTTTCAAGTGCTTCAATATCTTTAAGGACGTCATTTTTAGTTACTTCCATATGAGACTCCTTTCTACATGTTATGGTGCTTTTTTAAAATCGATTTAAACGTTTTATTGACTTCACTTTGTTTTATAGGGGGATTACAGGTCATCGCCCAAGCACTCACAAGACCATACGCTAAATTTGCGTCAACATAACGCCGTAATAAATGGCCTATAATTGATGCTAGAGACTGATTACGCTGCCCTTCTCCTACACCCCATGCAATATCGCGCCAATGCGAAGTTTCACGAGCTATAATGCGAGTTTCTGCAGTTTGCGACTCTTTAGCTGCACATTCTTTTGACCATTGTTCTAAAGTAAGACAATCCAAAATTGGAGCGTCATTATATCTATACAAAAAAGGATGACTTTTACTCTGTACGACAGGCAACGCCATAGCTCGACTTGGTTGATAACTCCCTTCATCTACTTTAAATCCAATACGTTCAGCTAACACCCTTGAATAACTACGGTAATAAAATGGTTTTAAACGTTCACTCACAGGCACGTATAGACGGATTCTGTGATTGTTTTTAGTATGACTGAATGTAGTATGCCAAAAATAACTGATGTCGCTTAAACGCTCTTTAATAGCCTCGTAAATCTTTTTAATATCAGTTATGTCATCATAATCTAATGCAATGATATCCCGATAAATCACATTATCATCTTTACGAAGTTTCTTTACATCATCACTATCAGCAATATCACCGTATACCGCTAAACCTCGCGCATACTTATTTGAGTTATATTGTGGTATGGATAGCCTATTCATAAGCTCACTCCACTTTGGCTGTGAAAATTGCTTGAATGAGCGTGCATCTAGACTTTCATACCAAACAACGCTAACTGTTGTATCGTGTTCTAATTCAATTTTGTTCAATTTCAACACCTCTAATGAAACAACAGAGCAAAGATGTTATAATAAAAATGTGTAATTACTAAATTACTCTGTTGTATTTAGTTAATTTGTTTATTATGCGTTATCAGTTCTGTCGCCAAACTTCGCTGATGACGCTTTTTCTATTTCATTTAATCGCTTAATAAGTTCCTCAAAATCTTTTAAATAGGCATTCATTAGATCTAATGTTTGCTGATGTTGAATCCGTGCCTCATCATAGCCGCATGCGTATCTCATCAATTCACTTTTTGTTTCTGGTCTTTCCGCGAACTTGAACATATCATCGCCAAACCATGAGTGCGTCGTCAAAAGAAAATCATATTTTTGCTTTAATACTTCTAAATTCAATTTCAAATTTGCTAGTTCAACATTCATCATTCATTTTCCCCTTCAAAAACAATATTATTTTCAATCATTTCCATAACTACCTCACAAACAAATTGTAAATGTTGCTCTCTGTTATACACTTCAACACGTTCTTTACCGTCTTGCGAAACTTTATGTTCAAATTTTGAACGAGGATCATTAACAGTTGATTCTAGAATTTCATAAATCTCTTCAAATAAATTATTTTCCATACTTAAATACCTCCATATTTTTTAGTTCTTCAATCCCTAGCAACGTCAATACACAGTAAAAATATGCTGCTATTGCTAAATGAAAATCCAATGTGCTTAGTAGAAAATAAGCAAGTAAAACCATGATTAGAATATTTTTCATATTGACCTCCATAATAGGTTTGACTTCTCACGCGTTGCAGGCGTTTCAATTTTTCATTTGTTCAATTACATTTTCAATGTCATGTCGGTCATAGCGAATAGTTTTACCGATTTTAACTTTACGTAAGCCGTTCATTTCCCATTCAGTTATGACTTTGTGAGTTACGTTGTACTCTTCCATTACTTCTTTCTGAATAAGATATCGCTTACGTGATTGCTTAACTTTTTCCAAAGCTAATTTTTCAGCGATATTAACTATGCTATCGACCAACTGTTGACTAGCTTGCTCACTTAGGAATGGATGTTGAATCATAAGAATCACCTTTCTGATAATATTGGTGTTTTTTTTGCAAATACTGTTCAAACTTTTCAATGTTCACCAAAGTAAGATTTCCGCTAATATTGAAATACATATTATCGACACCTAAATTATTATCGTCATAAGATTTAAGTAATCTATAAATAGTTGAATAGCTACAATTAAATAAATCCCCTAATAATTTTGGTTTAGCATATAGCTGCTTATTAACTCTTTGATCATTATATTTTCTTGACTTGCACATCTAATTCACCCCCCTTTAGAAAACAATAAACCGTTTTTGTTATTTCGGTTTCTCACATCATAGCATAGCCTTTCTAGAAAAAGCAACCACTTTTGTTTTTTTGTTTTCTAAAGATGCAATAAATGGTATATTTTATGTGAGGTGATAATATGTGCGATGAAAATGCCATAGCTAAAAAAGTCGGATCCTACTTAAGAAAGGTTAGAGAAGGTAAGAATACTAAATTACGAAAATTCGCATCGGATATCGGCTATTCTCATGGTCATGTAAGTAGCATTGAAAATGGTAAAAAAGGAATTCCAAAAAACCAATTTTTAGAAAAATATTTAGATGAACTTTCTGATTCATATAAAGAATACAACTTCTATGTGAACAAAATCTCAGAGTTGTCAGAAGATAAAATAAAATTACCGTTCATTGAATACGTGGATATAGATAAAGCTAGAAAGTCTTTATCAAAAGGTTATCTAACCGAATCAGAAAAGAAATTCATAAATAACCTTGATACTATCTCTGCCCCTTATGAGTATAAATACATAGAGGGTGATGAACATGAAATGATTGTATTTAGCCAACCTGTAAACGACCTACATTACCACTTGAATGATAAAAACAATAGAAAGTTTTACAAGAAAGTCGAATTAGATGAGATAGACAGAAAAAACGTAGAAATTTTGATGGATAGCTATTTCAAGAGTAAGATTAACTTGCAAAAGCAATTTAAAAACCAGTTAATTCATGAAACTATAAATATTGAAGATTTAAATGAAATGATAGAAAAGTCTAGCGAAAATATTAATTAATGGATTTTTAATTACTAACTTCCTTTAATCATCACGCCACGAGGTAGCCATTCCTTAACGGCGTGTCAATCCAATCTCACGCGTTGCAGGCAATAGAAAGGATTGATTTATATGATTAAGAAATACAAGAAGAAAGACGGTTCTACTGCCTATATGTTTGTTGCATATTTAGGGACTGATCCAATTACGGGTAAGCAAAAGAGAACAACTAGACGAGGCTTTAAAACTGAAAGAGAAGCTAAGATTGCAGAGGCAAAACTTCAAACAGAGGTAAGCCAAAACGGCTTTCTAAACAACGATATAACGACGTTTAAAGAAGTATATGAGTTATGGCTTGAACAGTATCAAAATACTGTGAGAGAAAGCACATATCAACGTGTTTTAACTTTATTTGATACAGCTATATTAGAACATTTTAATGATATACCTATTAAGAAAATAACCGTGCCATACTGCCAAAAAGTTATTAATAAATGGAACAAAAAGTACTCTGATATTAAAGCTATACGAATATACACATCTAATGTGTTTAAATATGCCGTAAGCCTTAAGATAATCGCTGATAATCCATTTACACATACAAAAGCACCTAGAAAAAAAGAAACGCAACAAGACGCGTCTATGAAGTATTATTCAAGTGATGAATTGAAACAGTTTTTAACTTTTGTTGAAGATGACCCATTATATTATGCTATTTTTCGAACATTAGCTTTTACTGGCTTTAGACGTGGGGAATTAATGGCTTTAACATGGAACGATATTGACTTTACTAAACAAACCATATCTATTAATAAAACTTGCGCAAGAGGTGCAAATTATAAACTGGTAATACAAGAGCCTAAAACTAAATCATCCCATAGAACAATAAGTATTGATGATAAAACTGCAAATGTATTGAAATCATGGCGCACTCATCAAAGAGTGGAGTCCCTTAAATATGGTCACAATACCTCTGACAAACATCAATATGTTTTTACTACTGTACGTGATAATAAACCCTTATACCCAGAACATTGTAATAAAGCATTGGACTTAATTTGTGAGAAGAATAATTTTAAGAGGATTAAAGTTCATGGCTTTAGACACACTCATTGTTCTCTGTTATTTGAGGCTGGTCTATCTATTCAAGAAGTACAAGATAGATTAGGTCACGGAGACATTAAAACAACTATGGATATTTACGCTCACGTAACTGAAAAACAACGTGATCAAGTGGCTGATAAATTTGCAAAATACATCAATTTTTAA